AGTTAAAGGCCCTTATATACCATATCCCCTCCGATAAGGGCTGTGTAACTAGATGAGTGTCTCCGCTAGCATACTGAGTATCAGAGTCATAAACACTGTTAGGCATCCTCCCTTTCTTGAATACAAAAAAAACTCCACTCCACAAGCCCTTAGTCGGACGTGCCCATGTAAGCCGGACTTGCTTATGCGCATACATGGTCGCACTAAAATTTGTGATAGAGGCGATTCCAAAGGCTTCTATGGCCATCTTTTTCAGTAGTTCTTTGGAGATTGTTACTTCAGAATTTTTCCCGTCTCCATAGCTAGTCCGTGGATTGCTCACGGATTTCTTATAGTTACCTGCAGGAAGCGGAAGACTCATTACAGCTCCTGCATTTAAAAATGGTGCATTATCACCGATAGCGGCCACAGTGCCCCTGTTCTTCCCTCCTGCTCCTCCTAAAGGAATTAAAACATCGCTCATTATGAAAACGCTCCTTTCAATTTAACTTTGAAATCCTTACTGGGCTTCTCTGATTTGCAATAAAAGGTCACAGAGCCATTTTTGGCTTCTGCATTGGTGATTAATGCAGTCATTTCATCCCATGTTTCAATTTCGTCTGCAGTATTGTCCTTGGTATAGGCTTTCCCCATGATAAGGCTTGCCGTAGACTTCATCCTTGGAATGTTGACTGTCTGTCTGTATGGAGCTGTACTTGTCCACCCACTAGCACTTAAAAGAACGGTCTCTTCGTCTTTTAATCCGCTTATCAGAGCTTCCACGTCAGAAGCAAGCGCATAAGCCAAGGTATTATCAACCTTAATTTCTAACTGCTCGCTGTTCTTTAGCTTCAAGAACCAGTTCATAATTACGCTAACAGGCTTTCCTTGCTCATATCTCGGCATAAAGTCCGGTTCATTTGCGTAAGCATAAGCAAGCAGTACAGGTTTGCTATCCCCTTCAACCATTGCCATAAGTTGAAAAACCCTCATACGGTAGCTCTCTGTAAGAGGCGTTCCGTTGTTGTTTTCGTTGTTTATATCAACCTTGCAGACAATTCCATTATTATTGCTGCTTACGCTTGATATAAGAGCCTTGTGCTTATCGTAAGCTGTAGATGCATTCAAGGCTTCAACTTCCTTTGCGATGTTCCCGGAAATCTCCTTGTCTGCAATAACTACATATTTGATAAGCAATGGCTTCTTGGTGGCAAGGCTTCTTTCGATTAGTTCTTTTCCTTTGTTTGTGATTTTAGATTCTGAAAAGTATCCCATTAGTTCCCCCATTCCGCAAATACAGTAAATTCAGTAAGGGATTGAATAGCACTCCCAATGAAATCTTCTGAAATTGCTGTTCTTGTAACATTTACATTTTTCAGAGTATCCCTAAACGCTTTCACGTTCTCTAAAGTAGTTGCTACAGCTTCAAGCTCACTTGCTACCAATGCTCCACCTATGGATATAGAAAACTCTGCGTTACCGGTCTTTGTTACCTCTGTTTCACCGAAGATAGTATCAGAAAGCCTTGATATAGCCTCTAAGCTTCCGCTTAGATAGTTACTGTCAAAGGCAAGCTTTACTAACTCTCTCTTCTTTTCAATGGCATACCCCCTGTTGTAATACGGAAGTCTGAAATCTATAGCCAAACAGTCAAGAATCCATTCATCCAAAGAATCAAGCTCCGATAGCAGGAAAACATTGTTTAGCATACCTTGGAAATACTGAAAGCCTACTTTCATGGCATAGGACAATGCCTGTATATCCACATCCTCTTTATAGGGGCTTGATAGTAAATCAAGCATTTCACCTTCTAAGAATTTAATCATCCTCCCACCCCTTAAAAGCCACGCTCATGCTAGTGCAGTTTGCAATTTCGTTTCCGTTTATGGTTATAAAGTTCGGATTCGTTACAACAACTCTCTTAGCACCACTCACCATGCACCGCCGGACAAGCTCATTTTGGTTTATATCCCTCCCAAGCTTCGACCTTTGCCATGTAACATAGTCCTTTACAGCTTCTTCCACAGCTTTCTTAATCTCGGCTTCTCTGTACTTATCAGACTCATACAGATAATAGCCTAGTTCTACGCTATAGTTTCTTGCCACAGGCTTCTTAAAGGTAAGAGTATCCGTAAATACAGGCATCTTATCCCAATCAATAGCAGCTTTAACCTCTGCAAGGTCATTGTCGCTGTATTGGCCTGTTTCGTTATCCCATAGCAAGACTACATCAATCTCCGTTGTGTTAGGCCGCTTTCCAAGGTAAACATCCTTGATATGTTGGCTTGCTTTCTTTATCCAGTATTCATAAGAACGCTTAGTACCGCCATTTGTATAGCTATCCGGATACAGATAGATTCTTTCACGGAAATCATCATCGGATTCCAAGTCCACTCCGCCGGAGCTTTCTGTGGTATTCTGCACGGATTGCACAAAAGGAATATTATCCACAAGCTTTGTAATAGTTCTTGCCTTGTATCCGTTTCCAATTACTCCGGGAACTCTGCATTCAGCATCCACATCCCCAGTAAGCTCTCCTCTTCCGATAGTTAGTTCCTTTACTGTCTCAAAGGTAAGTCCTGCTTCCGTTGATACCTTAGTGCCTTTAGGAACTACAGAGCTTGTTGCTTGTACTCCGCTTAAGGTAAATCTAAGAGTGGAAATGGCTTTCTTTGCCTTAAGGCGTTGCAGTCCTTTGAATGCCCCTAAGTTATCAAGGAAAGCCCCCTTGGAATACTTTAGCAAGCCCATCTTCCCGGAAAAGTCTATCTGTTCATAAGCATGGAAAAGGTAATAGGCACAAGTAGCAAGGATGATTCTCCTGTCGTCAGACTGCGGAAGAGCTTCTTCTACTCCTGTTAGTTCTTTTCTCTTTCTTTGAAAGGCCGATAGCATTTCTGCTTCCAATTTCTCTGCAGTCATGCCCTCGATAAAATCAACTTTTGGATAGCTGTCAAAAACTCCCATTCTACCTCCTTTTCACATGAACAATAGCTTGTATTCCATCTTCCCCACGGTCTATGTACTCTATATAGTCCACGGCTACTCCCGGCACATACTTTTCCGTCTGCGTTACAACCTCTACAGTAAAACGATTCTGAAAAATCGGAGTAGGCTCTGCAAGAATCTCCCACAAAAGCCCAAAATCCCTATGCATGGGGATACTGCCTCGCCTTGTCTTATACAAGGTGGATAGTTGCCTTGTGATTGACTCTTCCAGTCGTTCTCTTTCATTTGATTCTATTCTGAAATCCATTATTGATACTCCTTAAAGGTTACATCAACTTCAATTCTTCCGACTTCTCCGCCTTTGTGTATCTCTTCCCACTCGGAGGAAATGTTTGTGATAATGCACCGCCTATCCATTACAGAACGATTCCCAACAATGAGATACTGCGCCTGTCTATCTCGCATAATCTTTCGGAGTAGTTCGTACTGCTGCCTTGGCCTAAGTCCAAGCTCCACTGAAAACACAATATGGAGTGTTACTTCGTCCAATTCCTCGCCTGTTACCTCTAAGCGACCCTTCCAACCAACAACCGGATGTTCTTCGGTCTTTAGCCCTATGGATGATTTGAAATCGGTAAATGTCCTTGTCTGCTTTCCTTTATGAAAAAAGGTAAGTTCTCCAAACTGTCCTATCATCGTTTATCCCCCTAAGCTTGCCACCTTTGCTTCTAATTCAGCTAACCTTTGCTCTAATGCCTTGATGTTCACTCCTGCAAGCTCCAAAGTGTCTCCTTGTGCCTTGATAGCAATGGAGTCAGTGAGTTGCTTATAGAACAGGCCTTCTCCTGTTTCCTTTGGCAAGTCCTCTTCTGAATAGAATCCACCAAGGACAACCCCAAAGGATTCGCCATTGGATAAATGCAGGACAAGCACTTGCTCCCCCACCTTTGGCATCTTGTATTCCCCTGTAAAGGAAAAATAAGGTAGCTCTGCGGTCGCTAGGTCGTTCATATCCGTATAAACAACGGATACCATGGCTTTCTGATGATTTACTGTTCCTACAGTTCCGATTCTGATGTTATCCATGCTTATACCCTCTGAATAATCTTCCTAGCAGTTACATTCTGCGTTAGTCCTCCGCTGTCCAAAGTTACATCAACTCTATCCACAAAATACTTTCCATCACACACACCACAGTTTTTTATCTCGATGTTATATGTAGAGAAAAGCCCATAGTCAAAGACTGTAGGCTTAAAAGTAATAGTTGTCGTATTCTTGTTTTGTTCATTAAGCCTAGCCTTGGCCACTCTCTCTGCTTCTGATTGGTCTTGTACTTGCTCATTGAGATACAGAACCTTTTCTTCCGTTCCGACCTTAACCGTTATTGTTTCTTGTTTCTTTTTGGGGTTCTTATACCTTAGTTCTGCGCCTGTATAGAATCCTTGCAAAGAAGTGGTCCAGTTATAGTCCGGCTGTATCTCGTGTGTAGTCCAGTCTATATAGCCTTCATTGCTTCCGCTTGTGGCACTATTTGGATACCCACCATAGAAATTGTATATCCCCCTTGCTTCGTAAGCTGTTTCGTCATACAAAACAAAGCCTGTCTTATAACACTTCATGCAGACTCCGTACTTCTTACAAACATTCTGCAGGAAGGATAGGTCTGTCTCATTGGTCTGCTCTATCTTTTCTATGGTTACATCCTGGCAATTAAAAAAGAGATTCGGCATATTGTACTTGCCTTGAATCTCTTCCACTAATTGTCTTAAGGTTACATTTGTCCAAGCCTTAGAACGCTGCCTATCCTTTAATTCTGAATCGGCCGGCTGTGATACTCCTTTCACAGTCATAACTCTTGGTGCTCCTGTAATGGATATTTCGTCAATTACAAAGTTTCCGCAATGGTATTCCTCGTGCTTACCATTCACATACCAATTCCGCATGATGATGTAAATGTCTAAGTCCTCTCCTTTTTGTGGATTGAATCCGCCTGCTGTATTCATGGCGTTTAAATCAAGTTCCAAGCTTATGGAATCCAATGTATCACAGGCATTATCCGTATACTGCAAAGAGGATAGATACTTAGTCAGATTGTAAGAGCCACCATTATAAAGTGCTATGGTTTCAGCGTATCTTGCTTTGGCTGTATAGTTTTCGCTTCCGTCCACTACCAATTCCTCCAATCTTCTCTATGGCTTGCTCTTTCCAGTTCTGTATTCACAGGCGGAATATTAAGCACAGTATCGGCAGAAAAAACCATTGTTCCAATCTCGCTTGGATTTGCTTCCATAAGCAGAGGGAAAAGCTTCTCTGTGCCATATACTTTAAAAGCGATTAAATCCCAAGTATCCCCAAGAATTGTCTTATAAGTATTGCTTACCACTTTCCCCTCCTGTCTTAAAACGATGTTCTTCGTGTTTCTCTAGCGTATCTATCCATCATGGCTTTAAAGTCTGCATAACTATCCGATAAAGCGGACTTAATTTCATTAGCATTTCCACCGGATATATTGATAGTCGGACTATAGCTAATGTTCTGCTGTCCACCTACCGAAGGATTGATACCGGATAGCTCTGCATTTGCTTGCTGTAAAAGGCTTGCAGCTCTTGCGGAGTTATTCATAGGGATAACATACTCTGCATCCCCACCTTCACCAATCAAGGCATTTGTTGGACCGTTTACTCTTCCACCGACAGCAAATTTTCTTATTAAGCTAGGTTTATCAAGTCCTTTTGCCTTTACTGTGGAATCAATCTTTGCTACAGGATTCGAGAACGGAGCAATCGGCATATTTACCTTTACATTCTGCCCACTAAAGAAATTCCTTACAGAATTTATGATGTTCTCCATACCGCTCATGCTTCCGTTTTGCAGTTGGATGTTCGTATTAACCGAAATAGGCTTTGACAGTTCTTTCTTTAAGGCGTATCCATACCCTGTTGCAAACTCTTTAGCAGCCTCGCTTAACTGCTTCTCATTTCCGTAAAACTTCTTCAAAAAATTCTTTCCTGCATCACTATTTCCGGATACGCTTTCAAGCTTATCCAGTTTATCAAGTGTCTTTTGCACTTCTTCCGGAATACTCTCCATGTTTGCCACTTCTTCACGGAATTGCTTAATTGGTTCTGCATACTCCTTTAAAGAATCCCTCAACCCTCTTTGAGCCTTTGAGTTCATAAAACTCAACAAAGTTTCCTCTGTATTGTTTGCCTTTTCTCCAGGAGTCATATTTCGGATTCTGTTATCTCTTTCCGCAAACTCTTTTTCATAGGCACTAAGAAGCTTGTTTGTAAGCAATTCAATAGGTTTCGCCTTTGCTTCCATTACAACGCTCTGTTTTTGTTTCTTGATACTTGCAACGTCTTTTTCGTACATAGACTGGCTATAATAGCCGTCTTGTCCTTCTGAAAGCCCTAACTCTTTTGATTTTTTCAAGGTAGCTTCTGCACTTACCAAGGCGTTCTTGGCCGATTCATCCGCATTGTCGGCCATTTCCTTTGCGTATTCACCGGATTTATTCACAACATTAGCAAACGACTCACTTGTTAGCGGAGCATTCTCTGCATCGTTGTTAAGTAAATCCCACTTGGCTTTATTTTCAGACTGCATTGCTTGCTCTTTAAGGTCGAGTAATTGCTGTGTCAGGGTATTAATTGTTTCTTGCTCTATAGGCGTGATAATGCCATCTTCCATGGCTTTCTTGTACTCATCGCCTAGTTGCTTTCCAATTCGCTCAACATCACCACGGATGCTTGTATACATTCCGTCAAACTGCTTTATCAATCCCTCTCCGGTAGCATCACCCTCACCAAAAAGCCCACGAATGGAGAAGTGCATAGCAATTTGCTGTTCAGATACAAGGTTAGATACCCCGGAAGCCAAGCTTTCAAGTTCAGTTCCAAGTTTCTCTGCATCTTCCTTATTGAAATCAGAGTTTACACTAAGTCTAAGCTGTAGTTTTTGCAAGCTTTCTGCTGTCCTATCAATCTCCTTGCTGTATTGCCCTACAGTAGATAACTGCTTACTTGCCTGGGAAAGTCTTTCAAAGGTTTTCTTTCCGACAATTTCCATAGCAACATCGCCAAGCTCTTTAAGAGATAGCTTCATATCGCCGAAACGCTTATTAAGGTCTTTCTTTCCTTCTTTGGCATTGTAGGTATCAATAGCTGCCGATACCCCAATGATTCCTGCTGCAAGAGCCGCTATGCCAGTTGCAGTCGCTAACACAGGATTTGCACCAAGCAAAGCCATCAATTTAGAAAAACCCTCAATGCCCTTTGCCCCTACATTGATAGCTTTTAAACTCACCGCAAGTGCAGAGAATCCTGTTACTGCACCTGTTAGCCACTCCGGATTGCTTACAAAGAACTCTCCAATCTTAATTACGGGCTTAACGAACTCTCCGAAGCCTTCTGCACCACGCTTAAGCTTCGGATACAGCTCCTCCAAGTTGCCGATGAAGCCATCGGATGCGTAAACCATATTAGTAAACGCCTTTGCTCCATCTCTTAATGGTATGTTTATGGCATCGCTTGCCTTGATTCCTAAGTCCTGCATAGCGGATTGTAGAATCTTAGTGTCTCCCCACAGGTTATCCATCTTTGTAGCAGCCATCTGCTGTAAAGAACCATTAGCATTTCTTAGAGATTCATTCAAGCCACCCCATTCATTCTTTCCGTCTTTAACGGCATCCAATCCGTTAAGTAAGTGCGTAAAGGCATCAATATGATGCTTTCCACCTATTCTTGCCTTGTAGTAGTTCTGTTCCTCTTCTGTAAGCCCGGATAGCTTGTCTCTAACCTCTGTTAGTGTCTGCTTTAAGCCTTTGAACTTTCCGTTTTCAAATGCAGATACTCCTAACTTCTGCATGGCTTTTCCGGCTTGTCCTGCTCCTGTGGTAAGGTTAATCATAATAGCATTCAGAGCTGTTCCGGCTTCTGAACCTTTGATACCTCTGTTTGCAAGTACGCCTAATGCCGTTGCGCTATCCTCAATATCTACCTTAAGTCCTTTGAATACACCGCCTGTCTGAATCCATGCTTCCATAAGCTGTTCTGCGGTCTGATTGGATTTGTTGTTTGCTGTAGTCGCAACATCAAGGAATCTTTGTAAATTCTCTCCGTTCTCGCCGATAACCTCGCCTGTGGCACTCATGGAATCCGTTACAAGGTCAGAAGTTCTTGCAAGGTCTAAGTTGGTAGCTTCGGAAAGCTTAAGAACGCTCGGAAGAGCCTTTACGGAATCTCCCACGCTCCATCCGGCCAAAGCCATATACTCTAAAGCATTTGCGGATTCTGTGGCTGTTTTTGTGGTTTCTCTTCCGTACTTCATGGCCGCTTCTCTTGCGATGTTAAATTCCGCTTCTGTAGCCTTTGCAGTTCCCTTCCAAGAACTCATAGCCTTATCAAAGTCCATTCCTACATCAACGGCTTTCTTTCCTGCCGCTAATGCTGCTGCGGAGATTGTTCCCATTGCTACAGCTCCGGCTTTGCCAATCTTCTTCATGGCATTATATGGGGCATTAAGGATTTTCTCATTTTTTGCTAGCTGTTCCATCGTTCCAAGTCCAAGAGCACCGGGTGCTGATACTTGCTTTGCAATATCTCGCATTTGCTTCTTTGTCAGAGCTAAACTCTTGCCTAGACTGCCATCCATGATTCCCATGATTCGTATAGCTAGTTTGTATTCTTTACTTGCCATCCCTATACTCCTTTATTCCGTCAATAATGGGCTTTATTTCGTCAAAGAGATTTACTAAAGGAATGGAATAAAAAAAGCTTATCGGCGTGTGGGTAATCATAGCCACCTTTGCCGTAAGCTTTTTAAGTCCTTCTTCCTCTATGCCCTCATGTAAAAAAAAGTAAATACCGATGTTCTAAGTCTAATCGCATCCCTTGCCTTAAGCTTCATAAGCCACTCATAAGGCATTCCGTTGGCCTTTGCCACAACCAATGCGCTATACATGGTATCTACAGGCGTGTTTGCTGTCATGGTAACGCCAGTTAAGCGTTTAAATTCCCTGTCAACCTCGGTTAAGCCCTGCAAGTCTAAATCCCACAGGCCTTTCAAGGAAATCTCCTTGTACTCTGTTCCTTCAAAGGTAATGGGAAGTTCCAATTCAAACTTGAAATCATCCATATTAAAATCTAAGGCAGAGTTATCCTCTGCCTTAGTCGTTTTCTTTGTACTAGCCATTAGCACAATCTCCTTACTTTATCCATGATGTCCTCGTTGTTCACTACGAAAATCTCATTGAGCTTGTCATGCTCGATAAGCTTCTCGCCGTCTACTTCCACAAGCATATAGATAACTTCAAGTTTCATGCTTGCATTGAAAGCTTCTCCAACCTTGGCACTTCCCGGGTTAATTTCAAGGGTCTTTCCGCGGACAACCACTCGCACCTGTGAATAGTCTGTCACTCCAGTAGATGGGTCTGTCACTTGGATAGCACCTCTCAAAGTAACGCCTGTTACCTTGGAATGGTCTACGAACTTAGTAATGTCATGATAGAGCGTTCTGAACGGAATTTCCTGCTGCATGGACTGCGTATGTCCAATTACAGGAGCAGCGTACTCACCGCCGATGCCTGCACCGCTAATGGTGGCGGTAAGCATACTTAACGGAGCAAGGGTAACGCTATCGGAAATACCGATGAGCTTACCTCCGTCATGGTCGTACACATTAAAGCCGTTTAAAACCTCCGGGATACTATTGATACCGATTTTTCCTGCCATTAGTTGTTACCTCCTACCGCACTAGAAATCAAAGTTGGGTCAAACTCAATATGGTCAACAATCCATTCTGCCGGAGTGAAGAACGCAATCTTTGTACTGAATACGATTTTTCCATCAAGAATTGCTTCCTTTGGATTCTCTGCTTCATCAAAGCTAAGTCGTCCGCCTGCAATAATGCCTGCTGCCTTTAAAGAGTTAAGGAAAATGTTCTCGGAATCAACTACAGCTTCCGACAAGCGATAGTTGGCCGGCTCATCCACTTTATTCTTATAGGTCTGAATAAAGCGGTTTCTGTACCAGCTCATCATTCGTCTGCAGGCAATCCATCTATCCTTTGGGTCTGTGGACTTCGGATATGCTGTAGTGTTGTTTCCGTAAAGTTTAAAGCCGTTATCGTTGATTGCCGTCACTACACCAAGGCCGTTTACAAGCTCTGCCTGTGGAACATCAAGGAAAACCTCTGTTCCATCGGAAAGGCAAGTAGCTGATACAGGGATACTCTCACTGGACGGAGACTTGTAAGGAATATCTCCATGGTCCATATCGCACTTTGCCATAGCGCAAGCAGCAAGGGTGGACAGATGGAAAACCTTTCCGCCTACCTTAGCGCATGGGAAAAACGCCATAGCGTGAGGATTGGTTACTCCAAGATACTTCTTAGCTGTCTCAACGTCTGCATAGGATGTAAGCTTTGTTGCCTGTGCCTTATACAGAAGGTCAAGCACGCACTCACAGGAATACAGGCCGTTTAAATCCTCTGTCTTTGTGCTAAGAGCCAAAGCAACCAATGGCTCTCCACCAAACTTAGGACAAGCCAAAATGCTAGGAATTACTCCAAGCTTTGGATATACATTTCTGATTGCTTCAATTCCCTTAGTAGCTCCTGTGGTTACGTCATATCCGCCGATAATGTCATTTCCAGATATTGCGGTCACGTCCGCAATGCCCTCTGTGTACTTAAGGGAAATGCTTGTTACACCGGGAATAGTCTTCTTTACACGAAGCTTAACTTTTCCGTCTGTATCATAGAAAAACTCTAAATTTTCAGCTTCCTTTGCCGGGATTTTGAACATTCCCATTGCTAATTCTACGCTTCCAAGAGATACATTGGTTAGAGTAGTGTCTACTACTCCTACTTCTGTGATATTTACAGTCTTTGGAGCTGCCGCTGCAGACTTTCCTTTTGTTGGGTCATACACATTGATAAATACCACCGGAGCGATATTGTAAAGCTTAAAGCAAGCATCCATCGCTTCGCAAAGAGTGTACTTTGCATAGTCCTCGGAATAACCGAAGTATTTCACAGCTTCCTCAAAGCTGTTTACCAATACAGGCTCATTCACTGTTCCGTATACCGTGGTATGTACCGGAGCTGTGCCGACAAACACTCTTACGCCATTTTCAGACTTTACCGGTGCTTTCACGGCTGTAGCATTCTCGACAGTGCTAATTCTGTGCATATATGCCATTTGTTCTTTCTCCCTTCTTAATCAACAAGTTGTTTTATAACATCACCTTCCAGAACAAGGATTCTTTCTGCAAAGGCTCTGTCCATCTTTACTTCTTCCTGGATATAACTCGGAAGCTCCCCTAAGAAGATTGTTCCGTGCGGAAGTCCTCTTCTTGACTCTCCAAGATAGATATATTGCTTTTCGGAAGATTGTTTTTCAGAACTTTTGTTCTGTTCTTTACCTTCTTCCTTGCTTGGAGCATTAGCTTCTGCCGTTACCACTTCTTCCGCTGTGGTATCCAAGGCTTTATCCTCTTTTACAGATACTTCTCCCATTCTCTCTCAATTCCTTTCAATTCAAAATCCGTTACCACAACGCCGAAGAAATAAGGGTAAGTATCCTCTTCGTTTACCTCGGCATCGAAAGTTCCTCTGTTTTTGTACTGGCTTTCTAGCATAGGGTCTAGCGTGAATCTCTGCCGTATCTTCTCTACAAGATTGATAATCTCTCTATGTCCTCGATTCGATTTATCGTTATTGTAGATACCGAAGATAAAAGCAATCTTCACTACCCACCGATTGTCCTTGTCTTGCCACCACTTATCAATTTTTACATTGCACCATGGGCATTTGATGATGGAATCCTCTACTTCATCGGTATAGAAATCCGTGGTATCCGTTGTTTCGTCCTCATAAGCCTTTACTTCCTTTGTTGCAATCGGAAGTGCCTGCTCATAGATAGCTAACTTCGTAAGACTCTCTCCGTTATCAGCGGCGTTTTGAAATCGCATTCCATCGAACAGGGATGTCAGCTCCTTGACAAGTGCAATCTGCAAGCCCAATGGAGAAGTTACCGGAAAATCTTTCATAATTACCTCACTTTCGCTAGGGCTGCATCCAGTCGCTTCATACATTCATCAAGATACATTTTCCCAATTTCTGCTTCTTCCTTGCCGTAAACCTTTTCGTTTCTGATTAGTACCATATCGGAAGAGCCTAGCACTTGATGTACTTTGTACTTGTTCTCTTTGTCTCTGTATCCGATAAACTGATGGTCTCCTCCTGCAGTACCATCTTTCTTTGTATTGTGAATCAGCATCCTAAAGGCTTTCGTGATGGTCTTTCTTTGCCCTTTAAGCTGGCCTACATTTAAATTGAAAGAGTTTCTTTTTCGTTTAACTCTTCTGTATACAAGCTTTCCGCCGACTCTTGCCACAGGAATATTGATGTCGTGTCCTTTTTGCCACTTAGTAGGAGTTTGTCTTTTTGATGCGTAAAACTTGGAGATTCCACGAAGCCTTGATTTGAAATTCACGGAAGCACTTGTTATTCCGGAACTTACCTTTGCTTTCTCCAAAGAACTTCTATCCTTAGTTCCTTTCGGATGTTCACCAACATAGACTTCGTTTTCTTTCTTTATGAGCCGTCTTTGAACTGTCTTAAGAATCCTATTGGCAGAACCGGCCATGATTGCCTCTGCACTTCTTCCTGTGATTTGATTCATAGCACGAACAATCTTGTTATAAGATTCAATGTCCAGTTCAATTTTGATTTGATTATCTGTCTTACTCATGATTTAAAAGCCCTCAAAGTAATAGAGTAAACCCCTCCCTCATCCCTAGAATCCGTTACACGGAACTCTTTTGCATCAATCTTGATTGCCTGTCCTCTTGCAGGCTGTTTACCAATGTTCTTCCTGGATACATACAGAATGATATTGTCCTCATAGATTCCATCAATTCTGCTATGCTCGAACTGCTTCTTACCTCTTTCCTCTACTTCGTTAGAGTCGATAATCACAGTCATAGGCTTCCCATTGATTAAATGCGTTTCGCCGAACTCTTCAAGATTAAGGAATGTACTGGCTATGTCTTTAAATGCCCACTTCTTAAATCCCATAGCACCTCCAAAAAATAGGCTAGGGATATTTCACCCTAGCCTGTGTCTTAGCCGATTCTTACAAGTACGCTTGTTGCTCCGTTCTCTGCTGCCTTAACCACATATCCCAATGGAGTATCGGAAGCAGTTGTGGTAACGCCGTCTGTCGGCTTGAAATACACATCCTGCCCAACCTTAAGAGGGCTTGTCAATGCCTTGCAAGGCACTTCAAACACTCCAACTACATGGAGGCTTCCTGTCTCTCCTGCCTTGATAGGGCAACCGGCCACGCCAACGTGCTTTTCAATCACCACAAGCTCTCCTGCTTCAATGGTAGCCGTTCCATTGTTGGTGTAGTCTAAGCTTTCGCCTTTCTGCTTATAAATTGCTTTCATCCTTTACCTCCTTACACAATCTTCACGCCGTCATTTCTAACGATTCCGCGGTAGTCCTTAACATAGATTCCTGCATCAAGGTACACATCCCAGATAAATCCAAGCTGTCCTGCAGTTTCCATTCTGCGGATAGTAGGCTCCTTCTTTCCGTTAAGGAAGTCAACTCCTACTGAACCGGCCGTGTACTTGTTGGCAACCAAGAACCAAGGACAAGCCTTATCATTTGCCAAAGCATTAAGAACAGGAGTCTCGATAACATTCAATTTGTATTTGTACAATGGGTTAGCAGCGTTAGTGCCATTCTCCGGCACAAGTGCAGAGTTCAGAATGGTATACAGGTCGAACTGGTAGCCAGTTGGGATAATTACGAACTCCGGTGTAGCATAGATTGCTTCGCCGAACTGGTCCTTCTGCAGAGAAAGCTTTGTAATCATCTTTTGCAAAGATTCTCTTGTTGGAGCTGTTCCGGTAGTAATATGGTTAGCGTGCTTTGCATCATCGAAAAGATTATTTCCATCGAAAATCTTTCCGTTATTGAATGCAACGACATAAACCATCTTATCCAAGGTTTTCTTTGCCTTTGCAGCGTAAAGAGCAGGCATCCTTGTAATGATTCCAATGTCATCATTGATAAAGGCCTGTCTGCTCATGGTGAACTGCTTACCGAAGGTCTTAAGCTTTCTTGAGGGAAGACGCTCTGCCTGAATAGAGTCATGCTTAAGTTCTCCGGACTCCGGAACTTCCTCAAAGTCTCCCATGGTATTGATTACATACTCATGGTCTGTGTCCTCCTTGAAATCAGACTTAGAGCCGATAGTTACCCACTCTTCAAAGGTAGTAGGAACTTTATTATAGGTTTCTACTACTGCCTTTCTAGCCACAGAATCAAGGATTGCCGGGAATGCTGCTGTAGGATTGAAAAACTGTCTGCCAAGCTCGGTATAAAGCTCATCAGGACTCATAAAGCGTACAGACTGATAGGAGCTGTCTCCTGTCCGGGATAAGCACTCCTCCGCAATGGTTCTTAAGGAAGAATGAGCGAACTTCTCTGCACCTTCCTTCGCATTGTCTAACTGTACGCCACCACGCATAAGGATTCCATCCACAGCCATGGCACGGAATCTATCTTCCTCATCCTCAACTACACTTGCATTGATGGTCTGTCTTGTGGATACAGGAGAACTCTTCTTCTTTAAGTCCTCAATCACTAAGGACTTTACCTCATCAACGGAAGTATTTTCCTTAATGAACTTTGCGGAATCCACATCAAGCCCCTTGCACAAGTCGAGAATCTCGTTTACACGCTTTCTCTCGTCAGCCAAAGCCCTCTTTGCTGTTTCATCCTCTTCCTCTTCTGCAGCAAGTCTCTCCAAGTCTTTCTCCAACTTGTCAAACTCTGCAGACTCTTCTGCGGTCAAGTCTCTTCCCTGTGCCTTTGCAAAAGATAAAATCTCTTGCTGTCTCTTCAAAATGTCTTTGAATTTCTTCATCACTTTCCTCCATAAAGTTTTTGGTTTATAGCTAACTGCTTCTCATAAATACCAAGCAGATTTGCCTTTGTTTCTTGCGCTTGTTCTTGCGCCTCTTCCTGTGTTTCTTCTTCCATTGTGCGACCTACTCCAACAGTAGAATCCGCCGGAACAGATACTATGGAAATCTCATAGGGAAGCCATTTCTTTGCAACTACGCATTCCCCTTTGAATCTTCCATCTGCGGAAGTCTTTCCTTTCTTGACTTCTTCCCACTCTTTCACAAGGTATCCAACGGAAACGGCCTTAAGCGTTCCGCTATCGACTTTCTTTTTGATGTTTGCAGAGAAATCATCATCGTCAAATTCGATAGTTGCTTTTCCTCGGCTTTCCTCAACTCTTGCATTGATAACCTTGCCGATAACCTTGTCTCTGTCATGATTGAACAGGACTACTCCGATGTCATTCAGTCTTGATAGGTCAACACATCCTTCTGAATGGTCCAAAATTTCATCCCCAAAGAATCTCCTATACGGCTCTTCGGAAGAGAAGGACAGCTCCACTTGCTTACTGTTTTCCTCCGTTACCTGGATTGCTAGGTTCACCGACCTTTGCAGTTTCTCCGATTCCTTCGGCTTTGCCATTACCTTTTTCACCCCCTCCCAATATCACGCCTTTGCTTTTGGCGTACTCTTGCACCTCTGCCATTTCATCAATTTGACTTCGCCAGTCCTTACCATGCTCCGAAGCAAGGTCTACAAAGGTCTTTTCTCCGGTAAGTAGGGCTGTCTTGTTTGCATTTGCTTCCTTTGCCGGGTCTATCCACCGCTTAGGAGCTTTAATCCACTTATGCTTAAGGTAGTCGTCCGGATTCGTTCCAAAGCGTTCTATGGTTAGCTTCCCGGAAAGGTAAGCAGATGCAATAAAGCATTCGTAAACTTCATCAAGGAAGGACTCGACTATCTCTATGTCCTCTTGATAGGTCAGTTCATCCTCAATAATTCCTTGCCTAGCAGAGGAATAGTTACTTTCGCTCATGTCACGGCTCACAACTTCATAGGACACGCCTTGTCCGCTACCAACCATGCGCATTTGCTGCTTAACAAAGGCTGTAGCATCTACCGCCTGTCCTGTAGGCTGTACTGTGGACACCTTGTCTCCGCTGTTTAGATACTGAATCATTCCGGGTGTTAAGGTCTTTCCTTGGTAGTTGTACTTCTGTCCGTCAAATTCCTTGTTACTTCGTCCTCCGATTCCTGTCTGCGGAGTATCCTGCGTAATAAATACAGAAAGGCAGGCAAGAACTCGCTCCTTAATGGCAATGGTGTTCAAGAACTCGTTAATATCTCTGATTCTTGTAAGTGTTTGCGCCATGTCGGACACTTCTCTTGCTTGCGAAGGTCTTGTCTTTGAACACAAAAAAATAACGTCCTTTGCCTCGTAATACTGGGCATCCATGACGTTATATCCTTGAATATCGTATTTTCTTATGTAGTACCCCACAGGCTTGCCATATTGATTGTATTCAATACCGCCTATGACTCTATTTTCCTTGTTTTTCGGACTCATCACAGTAGTATCAAGCTCATCTACCTCAATGGCCTGTAGTTGGAACGGAATAACTCCATCGTCTGTGTGGCACTTAATGAATAGGATTCCTCCGTCTACCTTCTTCCTGGTAATCGCCATTCTTAGCAGTTGGTTCAAAGACTGCTGCCCTGTTACATCACAGTTTTTTGCCTTTGTCCACTCGTGCCATAAGGACTCAATATCCTTATCCAAACTGCTTTTCCCTGTGTTTGCCCTAAGCCTGTATCCTGCACCGACAACATTTCTTTTATAAGCTCCTAAGATGGAGTTCATAATGTCGGAATTGTTCTCCAAGTCTCTCGCCCTAGCTCTTACAATCTCTCTTGAACCGGACAAGCCCATTTCTGCGGATTCTATACTGGCGTGCCAATTTGCGTTGGCGTTCTTGTAGTTGGCCGCATCGTATGCTCTCGATGCTTCAATAGCATTTCTATAGGCTTGGCGTTTATAGGCCGTCTTTGGGGATACAAAGCCTATTAAATTATCTAACCAATTCACAGTGCCTACCTCCCATCAAAAACTGCCCTATAGGTATCAGAGAACAGATTGCTGTTATCATCCTGTGCAACCAATCCCATAAGAGACTTCTGCAACTTCACAAGCTCCGTAAGATTCGCCCTAGTCAGCATTCTTGTACCAATCTTGTAAGACTGGCCTCCTTCCAGTACGGACTGAATCGCTGTGTTTACTATTGCAAGCTGTTCTTTCGGCGAAACAAAGCTTAGTTCCTTCTCTAAGTTCTCTTCTCTTTCGTTTTCCATTTACCCTCCTAACCAATTATCCTGCGTTTGTATCCAGTTGTTAGACTGGTTATTATCGCTTGCATTGTTTTCCGCCTGTACTGTCTTAAGCGAAGGCACATTCCTTAAGTGTTCATACCGGATTCCAAGAAGCTCTGCTGCAGCCATTGCGTAAACCTCACAATCCAAGTAATGGTTATCAATATGCTTTGCCTTTGGTTTCCATACGGACTTAACTCCTGTCCTTGTCTTTTCTGTTACTCTTTGCTCCGCTGTAATCATTTGCGAATATCGCTTATCACAGCCTTTATAAACCATCCATGCACCGGTATTCTCTCCCTTTACCCTCTTCATGCGGTTAGAGATTGAATCCTTGTACTTGTTACCATCAGTCAGAATGAGTTGCATTCCGTTAAAATCCCCTGTTTTCTCAATCTTTGAAATCTTGAATCTATCCAAAAGGTCATTACTTGCACCCTTAACAGGTTTTGCCCAATCGGAATTGTTAATGCAGAACTCCAATGTCTCATCCTGGTTATATCCACTATCTATGAGACAAAGTTCTACGGCAAACTTCCTGCTGCCGTCCTCTGTCTCATATATGCGGTTCATAACTCTTTCTATATCTTCCCAAGAAGCCACTTGCCCATGAGTGATGTTCTGCGATGTACTGTAGTCTCCCCATGCTCTTATGGTGTAGTACAAAGAGTTCTTCTGAACATCGACTCCACCAGTTACAAGCTTCGCCCAATCCGGAACAATAAACTCTTCTATATCCGTCTGTGCGTTCAGAACGATATCCTCTGTAATTCTTGTTTCTGCATCCTCCCAAGGTTCAGCAAGCCATGAGTTCACAAAGTTCTGCAATTTCTCCGGGTCGTCCTTAGAGTCTAAGAACTCCTTTGCCACATCGCTCCACTTAATGAATATGGAGTACAAAGTGTTCATCCAGTAGGCAACCTTCTTTGAATGGCCGATTCCTCTCTTTCGGACCGTTCTCCATTCGCCATGCCTAAGCATTTTCGGCTTATCTCCGTCCAATATCTCCGCTCCGCATTCTTGACAGTAATAACCGGCCGTATTCGCTCTATCCTCATTGCTTAAGCTTTCATCATTGGAATACTTGATAGACTTCATAGAAAGCTCAATCATTTCCCCACAATGAGGGCAAGGCACAAAGAAATGCTTCTCTTCCTCCGCATTATCCTTTAAATCCCATATATAGTTTGAACGGATAGTCGGAGTTGATGTAGCGAAAATCTTCTCTTGTGGCTTATAAGTCTTTGTTCTTTCTTTCGCAAGAGAAAATGGGCTTGCCTCCTTCTTGGAAGCACCGCCCATCTTATCAATTTCATCAAAAAACAAATACTTAATAGCTTTACTGGCTAGCTTGGAAGGTGAGCCTGCGCCACGGAGATAGATATTCATTCCCCTAAGCCTTAATTCAAGCTCTTTAGATTGATTATCCAGGAACTTTCGGTTTATGGATGGGATAAGGCGGAATGCCGGCTTTATCCTTGCGTTAGAGGTATCCTTTGCTAAGTCGTCAGTTGGATATACAACCATTGTAGGTGCAGGACTTGCATCGGCTATATAACAAAGCATATTGATAAGTGCCTCTGTTCCTCCTACCTGTGTAGGCTTGCAAAAATACACCTCTCTAACATAAGGGTCGTTCAATGTATCCATTATTTCACAAAGGTAAGGCGTAAATGCATTGCTCCATTTACCGCTAAGGTTACTTGAATTATCTAATACTCTCTTCTCTTCTGCCCATTTTGATACTGTGAATACCTCTTCCGGCTGCAGAGTATTCTTAATAACCTTTCTAAACAGTCTTGCCGTTTTAGCCCTTACCTTGCAGGCCTTCATACCAAACGGCATATTTACTCCTCCTCTGTTAGTTCTTCTTCCTCTTCCCCTTCCTCTTCTTCAATATCCTCCACAATGGAGACTTTACCATCTATCTCCTGCGGGTC